CAGTGGATCCCAGGTCATCGTGGAAGTGGAGGTTTTGAACAGTAGTCTGTTCGGAGTTATTATTATTGTAAGAAGTAAGTCAAAATTTAAACATACATGTGCACGACTTAATGCACAGATATTTACAATGGGATGTCGGGCACTTATATAAAAATACAAAATCTTGGGCAGATTACCCTTACACCGCAGTCATACTTTTGTTCCCACACAAAAGCAGAATCACACGATGCATCTATTTTAAACTTTATGTACGCATAGATACGGACACCCAGTTTTACGCCATGGGGGGCTAGTTATTTATTTACATATAGTCTTCTTTCCATTGGAGCATACGTTCGTCATAGGTTTTAAACTGGACGTGCATACCCAAACGGCAATCATCAACTATTAATCGCATCTGGTCTAGACGTGTATTATAATGTTCTCTACCATAATAGAACCATTCGCGCATAGCATTGTCGATAACAACACCAGCATGCTGCGTCTCAGTCAATTCTTTGGACTTTAACACAGTGTGGAGCTGTTTAAAAATCGATGCTTCTTCTAATGGGGCAGCATAGTGGCCCATTTCCTCACACCAAAGCTCACCGCGCTTTAGGAACGTTGCTTCATCGGAATGGATATAAGGTACAGATTCAGACTCCTTGTCTGCCATAGTATAGACCACTCCTACTTTCAAAAGCTCTTCGGCAACACGAGTATGGTTATAATCAGAATATCCCTCTTTAACAGACATCTTGTTGTCATCACCGTAACACATAACAGACACCACTTCATTGAAGCGGCAGACCGGATTGGTATATATTGCATAATAGGCGTACCGAAGATACAAACTATTGCAAAAGTTATTGATGATTACTGTAAGTGGCTGTCCAGACGGGTTAGAACCAAAGAACTGAATGATATCCCCATTAAATTCATATAGAGGAAAACAAATGTCAGTGGCTATACCCCTCATAATTTTAAGAGAATCTTCATTGAAATTTCCCGACCACTCGGCCATAGATATTATAATCTTAAAGGCTTTTAGCATTATTTCAGAAGACATAGTTCCGTCGAAACCTGCATAATCACCAGCTATGACTCTTTCTCGACCATATTTATTCATATGGTTTACGAGCTGAGTCCATGCTGGACCATAGCAGTTAGTTCCAACAGCACATTCGAATGTTGTGGCATTTTCCATAGTGAGTTTACACACCCAAACAAAATATTGTCGCACCAGTAACAGGAAAGCAGTGTCACATCCAGCAAAAACGCGTACTTTTTTCTTACCCAATTTTGTGGGTGTATCTTTGAGGTTTGCACGTTGTATAGCGTATGCGCGTTCGCCCCTGAGGTAGGCACTCTTCATAGTGTCAATTTCATCAAGAACAAATTGTGGGCAATCCAATGGATCTGTGACCTTTTCAATCTTACGTTCAGAAGGGGAAAAATAATCTTTCTTGGGCTTACACACGGGGAAACCCATAGAGGAAGACAAATTTATACGATCGACTCCATATACACCATCAATGCCACAAATAGCATGATCAAGTGTGATGGGTGTGATAATATCCTTAGGCTTAACGTCTTGATCGGATGACTGCTGAGTTATCAACTCCTCCATAATTTGAGTTCCGAAATCAGTATAGGCCGCATGCAAAATTTCGCTGTTAAAAGCAGCATTACAATTAGCCTTCTTCGAAAAATCAGTGTGCCAGTGCTCCCAGGAGTTCATATTAGGCGGTGGTCCATGCATAGGAGGCTGATGACAATGCTTGGTAACACTGTTAGATATTATGGTCTTAACTACATCAGAAAGAAAAGTCCTTCTTTGGGGATGGGACCCGTAATGATAAAAGGAACATTCTTCAGCCATAAAGTTGGCGGGACACTTACGATGCACTTCAGGTTTAATATCTATCTTGATACCATAACGAGTAGTACGAAACTCACCCTCAGAAGCTAACTGGACATGAGGCCCATCCTTAAAAAGGAATTTTTCAGCATCTTTGAGATCAGATTTTAACAATGTACCTGAACAACCCAGCTTGGAAGTTTCACTCCCTGCCAGGTGAAAGCCAATAATAGTTGGAGCTCTTGTATCACTAACAAGCGGGGCGCCACAAAGGCCCTTGAAGGTATTGTCATGTGGGTAACTAAACCCCTTGAACCTACCTTTAGATGCTCGATAGACATCAGTGCTGACCTTACAAGGAAGATCAGTTTCGATCAGGTCTGCATCCACATTCTTATAGAACATTGTGGCACCGCAATTTTGAGCAAGATATTCATTAGGTAAATACTCTGACAAGTCCTTATCAGGGGGAACACCGTAGAGATAAACTATGGCAAAATCATAGAATGGATGTCTCCAAACACAATTCTGCCCAACACTCTTACATTGCAATTTGCTTCCAGCACCAACATTACGTACCAACTTAACAGAGAACTCATCATGAGGGACTGCATGCTTGGGAAAAACCCACAAGTTCCCCTTAATAGGGAAAGCATTACACCTACTAACAGGTACCGAAGCTGAAATCATAGTGGCATGTGCAACTTTCTTTGAAACTACACCGCGCAACTGGGAAGTACTAGTATTAATAGCTCGACCACTAGTAGGGAAACCCTGAGCATTAGCTTTGGGTCTCTCCTTCCAAATGTTAACTCGTTCATTAGCACTTGCGGGAATTACTGAGAATAACTGATCCATAGTATTGGACTGAGA